TTAGACAATACGCATAATGTGGCTAAACCGGGTGAACAAGTAATCACAGCACACCATCCAATGATAACAATGGAATTCGCTGCTAGTTTTAAAACACTAGCAAACATACTGAAATATTCGTTAAAATCTAAGTGGTGCATAAATGATGGATTAAACAAACAGGAAGTGGCCGGCCATGTTGGAGAGATCTTATACGACAAAAAGAGATTTAAAGTACTTGAAATCGATTTTTCAAAGTTCGACAAAAGCCAAGAACATCTTATCTTAACAGTAACATGTTTAATTATGAAAAGATTAAATATGCCTGAAAATATAGTACAAGAATGGTACAGATGTCATATAGAAAACATCCTTATATTTCACAGTTTAGGTATATCCATTAGAACGCAATATCAAAGACGCAGTGGCGATATATTCACGTTTATAGGTAATACTCTTTGCGCTATGATAGCAATATGTTACTGCTATGACGTAGACTCGTTCCTTGGAGGAGTGTTCGGAGGAGATGATAGTGCTTTGTTTATGTTAACAACCACAGCAATTTCCGATAAATCTCAAGAAATGGCTGATACGTTTAATTTAAGCGCAAAAATAGAATTATTTTCCAACTCAATATACTTTTCGTCTCACTTCCTTATAAACATCAACGGCAAGTGGTATATGGTACCAGATCCGATAAAGGCTTTTACGCGACTTGGAAGGCATGATATGTTCTGTTACGAACATTTAAAGCATTATCACACCTCGTTTCAAGATAATTTGAAGAACTATAAAAATTCCAACGTAAGATACGCACTAAACTTAGCGGTTATGGATAGATACGCGGATAAGTTCATCACTAAACCCGCCAATTTGAACATGTTGATAATGTTTCTTACTAATTTAGTTTACGACAGATCAGCATTCATTGAATTGTTCACAGGAGAGCGCAAAATTATGAACAGAGCTCTACCTATAGCCATAAAGGAAAAATTAACTAAATCTTCTACCTTGTATCTTCAAGCTGATGATTTGTGGGCATATTAAATTGTTCCAAGCAAGATATCGTTTCGTTGATAATACGAAAATCGAATAATCGACTGAAATCGAAACGATTAAAATAACTTAATTCGAATTTGTCCACGTTCGTTGACTAATTTAGATCTATTTTGTTGTCATTTCATTCGTGTTGTATAAACGATTACATCGTTTCATTTCACTTAAGTCGATAATTCTAAACTTTACTTTTATTTTTATTTTATTTTTACTTTTATTTTATTTTAAATTTAATTTATTTATTTCATTTTTATTTTGAAATTTTGATTTTGATTTTTG